TTTTAACTGACTGAAGAACTCCTCTATAGCATTTGTTTCTGGATGATATGGAACACTATAAAGTAAATGATTACCACTTTTTTCTATTGTTTGTCTTACTATTTTAGACTTATGAATGACAGCCTACTCTGTGTCCCCCTCGTTTGTTTCCTAGAAAGTAAGGAAACCGGAACTCCGGTTCCCGGAATTTGTGTCAAATTCCACGGAATCGTTGATGACTACTTAGTCAGCGGAAAATACCCATTTTTCTTTTTAGTTGGTGTAATGCAAATATTGAAATTTGTTTGAAAATTTGGATCAAAAGTAAAAAAATGACATGCATCATTTTTAATGACATGCATCATTTTAACAAGATGATTGATGGATATCTTTACTGCTTTTCAAACCAATCTATGATAGGTATTCTCAAGGTTGGTATGACTGAAAGAACACCAGAAGTCAGATTGAGTGAAGCAAATGCTTCTGATACTTGGCGACCTCCTACACCATACAAGATTGAATTTGCTAAAAAAGTGCATAATCCCTATCAAAAAGAAAAAACACTGCATATTCTTCTTGAACAATATACTGACCGTATTCATCCTAGACGAGAGTTCTTTCGCGTTTCACCTGAAGAAGTTCGCAAATTCTTTGACCTGATGGATGGTGAAATGTGGGAAAAAACTGATTCTCCTAATGATGATGAAGATGAAGATGATGAAGATGATGAAGATGATGATACTAATTATTTAAAAACCGAACCACTAACCAAGGCTACAGGTGTTAGAGGTTGTCGTGATATGACAAAGTGCTTTAAAGATGGGCAATTAATTCGGCATACGATAGGCATCAATAAAACTTGGATGGGTACATACAATTCTTTGAAGAATGGAATCATATTTAACGGGAAGTTTTATAAATCATTATCAGGATTTTCTGAAGACCATTATAGTATTGACCGTACTGATAGATGTAAACAATCAAATGGATGGAAAGAATGTGAATGTGAAGTGGATGGAAAGTGGATTTCTACATACTATCTTCCTTGCTAATAAAATACCTGCGCAATTAGTCTAAACACAACTTGTATAAATTGTAATACAATCATAAAAATAAATATTTTGTGCCATTTTAAATCTTCAAGGGTGTAAATGTTAAAAGGTGTAAAATATAAATACTATGGATAAATTTGAAATATTAGAAACTAAAAATAAGAGACCGACTAAAGCTCTCAAGAAAAAGAAAACTTTTGATTTATATGGTAAAATGTCCGCAAAACATTTGAGAACATGTGAAAAACATCTTACACAATTTGAATATGTCAAATCTTAAAGTTATTTTTAATGCTTCAATTTTTTAATAATAACCTGTTGATTTATATTAAGAATTTCTATTTTTTCACGATAGAATAATAAGAATGCATCTATTGCTGGTCTAGGGGCTACAATATTATATTTTGCATCATTTTCATTATTAATACCCCAAGTATAGTCATCAAAAATCATAATACCGCCAATTTTTAATAAAGGAAAACTTAATATGGCATCTTGTATAACTGCGCGCGAATGATGATCTCCATCTATATATACAAAGTCGTATGTATTTTTTTTTAACAAATAAAGAGCATTTTCACTTTTATCTTTTATAACAATAACTTGATCTTCAAAGTAAGATATATTATGTCTAAATATATCATATAAAGAAGTAAGCATAGATTTATATTCTGGATTGATATGATGTTCAATAGATCCTTCAAATGTGTCTATACATGTAAGTTTGGAAGTTTTATCTGTTAGTATATTTTCTAATAACCAAACAGAAGCTTTTCCTTGAAAAGAGCCTATTTCTAAAAAATTTAATGAAGGTTTGCCTTTGTATTGATGCAAAAAATAATTCCATATAGGAATATGTCCACTAAACCAGTCAACAGAAAATTTATATTTATTCATATAATATATTATTAACGCGTTGTTTAAGTATGTTTTTTCAAATAAGTGATAAAAAAATGATTTTAATCCTTTATTTATGAACATTAAAGGATGATGGTTACAGACTTAATCAAAGAAAAAGCTGATGTTAATTATAAAATTTATGAAGAAAATATCAATAAATACTATAATAATCATAAACGAGATTTTAATACATCATGTTTAAAAAATTATATTTATAAATTTTATATTCAACCTGATTATGCAAGTGCACACAATAACAAACATGATGTTATTTGCTCAATTCATAATTATATCGATAATCTTTACTTTTCATTCTACAATAATTATAAAAATAATTCAACTAAATGCACTGTTACAAAGGAATTAATTGATGATGTATTGTTAAAAGATAATAGTATTGAAAATTCAACAGTAAAATATATTATTGAAAAGACTGGATATAATAAAAACATTGAAGAGTTCTTAAAGATATCAATGCAATCTGCAAAATCATTACCTAAATTTGCTCTATGGGATGTAAATAAAAATAATGTTTATATTTTCTTAGCAGTTCTGATAGACCATATCGTAACTAAATAAAAAATTTAATAACTACATAAAGTTTTATAATAATTTCTTGACATTATATTATATCAAAATATTTTTTGTTATTACAAAATAAAGAAGTGTGTTTATAATGGATGGTTTTAGTGTTAAAAAAAGAAAATTACAAATTAATCTTTCAAAATATAAGAAAATAGTTATAGCAGTTGGCGGTAATGCTTTACAAAGAAGAGGAGAAACATTATCTTACGAAAATCAATTAAAAGCAGCTATTGAAGCTGCGCCTATAATTAAAGTTCTTTCACAACAACATCAAATTATACTGACACACGGCAACGGTCCGCAAATAGGATGTCTTGCATTAGAAAGAAAATCTGCATCTCTTGATTTACTTGGCGCTGAGACACAAGGGCAAATAGGGTTAATATTTTCACATGCTCTTGGAACATTTGGGCAAACTGCAGTACCTATAATTACACAAGTGCGTGTTGATACATCTTGTCCTTCTTTTAAAAATCCTACAAAATATATTGGTAAGGTATATACAGAAGATGAAGCAAACAATCTTGCCGATAAAAATGGTTGGACAATTAAAATGGATGGAAAGCACTGGAGAAGGGTAGTACCATCTCCTCCTCCATTACAAATTATGCAACTTGACGCTATTCGTGCTCTTATTAATACAGACTATGGAATACCACCTATGAAAATAATTCCTATTGTATGTGGCGGAGGTGGAACACCAATACATTATGATGAATCGGGATCACTTAAAGGTGTTGAAGCCGTTGTTGATAAAGATAACTGTGGAGCATTATTAGCAAATGAAATAGATGCTGATGTATTTATTATTTTAACTGATGGTGGTGGAATTTTTGAAAATTACGGCACTTCAGAACAAAGAGAAATGGCTGAAGTGTCTCCAGAATATCTTATCAAAACAAACTCGGGAAAACAATTCCCTGGTTCTATGGGGCCAAAAATAGAGGCAGTTATTAACTTTGTTCAAAGAAGTAATAGAGCTGACGTATTTGCTGCAATTGGAGATTTAAAAGATGCAGAATATATTTTAACAAATGAAAAAGGTACCATAATCAGAAAAAATGTAGATGGTGGTGTAAAATGGAGAGAAGAATATAAAAAGATATAAATTTTTTTATCATACATAATATTTACATAAATTCATCTTTTGCATGAAAATCTTCTATAAATATTTTCACAATCTTATATTTTTTTTGTGCCAATTCTTTTCCCATATTAGTTTTTATTAGAGACATCAAATTCGATGTTCTATGTTCCATATTTTCAACAATATTAGTAATAGAGCTATTATTATTTTTCATACCATATAAGAAATATCTTGTAATACCAACTGCTCCGAGTGATTCTATTCTATCTGCATCTTGTACACAATGAAGTTTCTTACAATTTATTATAATACCTTTGTCTTTTTGAGAAATCTCTTTTGACAAACTAACATTACAAGCAATATTTACAATATTATTTAAAATAATGTTATCAACCTTGTTATGAAAAAACTCTCGTAATATTTTTTCTTGAGCATCTAAATCTTGAGTATATTTATGATCATTTATATCATGCGTTAAAGCTCCTAATTGTATTTCAAATACATCATCTATACTCAGTTTTTCATTTAAAGCAATTTGAGTTGCAATATTTTTTACTCTTTTTACATGATTAAAATCATGCGATTCATCATAGTCCTTCATAATATTTTCAACAAATCTTTCAGTTTCATGAATAATTTGCTCTTTATCAATGGTGAACATTGTTACTATGCACAAATATAGTAAAATATCATTTTTTATATATATTTAAGTTATAATACACGTCACGATATACTATTTTATTTTTTCTTAAATAATATCATTAAGTATGCAAATCCTAGACAACACATTATTGTTTATTATTTAATTATTATACTGATATTTTTTTCAAAAAAAGTAATGTATATATATAGATATATGAGTTCTAAAGCTCAACAAAAAAAAGAGAAGAAGGAAGCTGAAATTCAAAAAATAATTCAAAATGAACAAATATCAGATCTTGATAAGATAAAAAAATTAATTGGTAATAACGGAGATCAGATTAATCCACCATATTATAGTAAAAATAATATAATAGAATGTTTTGAAGAAACAGACAGAGAAAACAAAGATATGCTGTTTTGGTCTCCTAAAGACAAAAAATTTTTGGATAAATATACACCAGTAAACAATCAACATTTTTTAAAAATTTTAATATATGCTTCAATTTACAAAATATCTTTTAATTTTAATTTCCTGAAAAATGATATTATTGTTACACAAATCAGGAAACTTGTAAGAAATGTTTTTAAAAATTTCATTTTATCTACATTTGAAAGGTCTGTTTTTGTAAATCATAATGTATACACTTTAGTAAAAGTATTGGAAAACAATTTTAACTTTATAATATATTCAGGACATTATACACAATCCGAATATACAGAAAGAAAAAAAATAAGTACAAAACATCAAGAATTATATACTAATAGTTATGACGATGCTGTGAGATATACCCTTCTTTATTATTTAAATTTACACCCACAATTAAAGAAATATTTAAAATATGATAAAATATATAACATTGACTATAGAGAAAACTCAATAGAAAAACAAATAAAATATGATTCATTATCAAATTCTATTGATAAAAATCCTTGTAAAATTAAATACGAAATTCTAGAAAGGTATAAAAGTATGAAAACAATTGCAAAAGATATGATCAAATCTTGCAATACCTATAATATAAGTGAAGCCGAAATTCAAAAAGAAAAACTTAGTTTACCTATAATTAAAAAAATGATAAATGATGATATTATAAATAAATTAATAAAAGATAAAAGGTATAGTCAAATTAAAGATAACAATTTTACTTTTTCTTTAGATATAGATATTCGTACACCATTAAAATCATTATTTGAAGAATATATACAAAATTATGAATTTATGAATATCTTAACATTGCCTCTAGATAATTTAGTAATAAATAAAAAAACGGGTGATGATATTATATTACATGCACAGGATGTTGGAGGAGTTAGAAAAGATATTTTTAATGATATTACAAAAGAGTTATTTCAAAAACAGATATTTATTAAACCAGATGTTAATTTTTTGGAATCAGACCGATATTTTTTAAATCCAAAGTTTAATTTAGAAAATTTAGGAAAAGAATATAAAAGAGTAGATGATACATGTGCTAAATCATCTAGATCGTCTAAATCATTAAATTCTACACAAAATGTAAAATATGATGAAGCAACAACTAATGAATTTTATACATTTATAGGAGATTTGATTATATTTTTGTGGATCAATAATTTTAAATTACCTTATAAACTATCATCATTTTTATTGTCAGGGTTCATTAGAAAAAATTACAAAAAAAAAGGAAGTATTACTATACCTACAATAAAAGATTATGATCTGATTTATTATATGATAAGAGATTTTAAAAATGCATACGATATATTAATAAAACCATTACAAGTACAAGATGAAAACCATAACACATTTTTTTCATCCATAGAAATGAATACAATTACAAGTTTAACAAAAAAATATGAAGATATAGAATTAAATATAGAAAATTATGAAAAATATTTAAAAAATCTATCATCGTATATATACACATTTAATCCTATTAAAGACGACGATACTAATAGGATGGATGTATTACATATATGTTTTTTTGACGCATTTGATAATAATCGGCGAAGAATAGATATCCTTAATGCATATGAAATTCATTTAAGCACAATAGACGAAGATTTAGCAAATTCTCCATTTACTGAAGAAATTATAAAAGTATTTGTAGATAATATATATATATTACGTGATAATGAAGCTAAAAATGATGATGCATTGGGTATGAATATTAAAGCTAATTTATACGAAGATATTATTAACAATATTGATAAAAAATATATTTCAAAGTTGTTAAAGTTTTGGTCTGGAACAGATGATTATAATAAAAATGAAAAATATTTTATAAACATTAAATCGAATATAAGGTCTAATTTATTACCTGTATCACATACATGTTTTAATACAATTGATATACCTATATATAATGATCATAATGTTTTTTTCAAGAATTTAAAAAAATCAATTGATCATACATATGAAAGTGATATGGCAGGGGGTAATAAACGAAAACAGAAGAAAAAATCAAAAAAAAATAAAGTCATATAAACTATAAACATATTATGAATATTGATATCTATGTATAATTTTCATAATAGTGAAATTGAAAAACAATATGATATTATATCTGATGAATTTGATGGAACTCGTAATAGAATATGGGACAGTGTTAAGACATTTTTGCAAAACAATAATAGTGTCAAATATAAAAAAAAGCTACTAGATATTGGAATTGGTAATGGAAAAAATACATTATATGCACAGCAATATAATTTTGATTGTACAGGAACAGATATATCAACAAATTTAATTAAAATATGTCAGGGAAAAGGTATAACTAATGTTTATAAAAAAGATATTCTAGAATTAAATGAAACTGATTATGGAACATTTGATTGTATTATATGTATTGCTGTAATACATCATTTGCAAAATATAGAAGATCAAAAAACAGCTATAAAAAATATGATAAACTGTTGCAATAAAAATGGAAAAATATTAATATCCGTGTGGTCTCATGAAATTTTAAACGATAATGAAAAATCAAAAAATGATTATAGGAGTTTTAAGATTGGTCCTAATTTGGTGGTATGGAATTCTAGAAACAAAGATTTTTCCATAGATCGTTTTTATTATATACACAATATTGATTCGTTTCATCAAATGATCCAAGATATACAAAATCAATTAAATTTTGAATATAAAATTAAATGGGAAAAACAAAACTGGTTTTGCGAAATATCATTATAGTAATCAACACAATTTTTATTTTCTTATATAAGATATTTAATTCTTCCAAAACATCATATTTTATTTTGTAGGTTGAAATCAAACTACATGATTTTAACCATGAACCGATACTATGTCGTTCACATAACTCTAGCGCTTATCAACTGCATCAGAAGGTGGCATAATAGCCTTTAAAGTAGCCTTAGCTACTCCAAGCGCTACCTCTTGTGCGAAGATCTTGGTCTCTTTGTAGTGAAAGAAGTAGAGAAGGACTGCACAAACACATACTAAGGCCGAGACAGGATTTGCGACAGATGTTTCCACCATATGCGATAAGATATTCGCGGCGTGATGTATGGTTGCATGCAGCCAAGGCACGTTGGCACGCTTCTTCACGAGGAGCTTGATGGTCTCGGAGCTTGAAACAGAATCCGATTCTGAAAATAATTTGTGAAGTCAAAAGCTGGTATTTTACACAACAAAATAGAAAGGGGTTGCTTAGTTACCTGACTCGGGATAGCTGACGACCGATTTTGCCTTACTGATGCTCTTCGGAGATTTGATTTCCTTTCTGAGAACATCCTTCATTGGCGAAGACCACCTCACGTCGGAGTGTGACATATCTGCGAAACTTTTTATGAACGGGTTTTCGTTTTGAGCAATACGCAATGTTTCACGAAGGACGACTTGACAATTCGGTTTTGCTTTGCTGATCAAGTCTTCTGTTATATCTGAGACAGAAGCGACGCCAAGACTGTTGAGGATCAGAAATTCGTCGTTAACGTAGTTGTCGATTTCAAATTCGTCTTCTGTCACAGAATGAGGAGGACTTGGATAGTAGTACGCGTCTGGATTTTCTCCGTGAAGCGTAGGCGATGCAGGAGGTGCTCTTGGAGAAAGTTGCAAAGTTGTAGGCGGCGGCTTTAAGAGTTCTTCGATTGAATCGCGAACTGAAGCCTTCGCTTTACTTGTATGTGATTCGCGACACAGAAAACAACGTTTCTTGATTTTCCCAGCGAGCGTAAGGAGAGATTTATCGTATCTGCGAATGAGATGAACATAACTTAATATGATTGTTATGCCAGTGAAAATAAAGACAAAGGATGCCAATATATCATAGAACAAAAGTAGATGGAAAAATCAAATAGACAACTCACAATGGATGCGAAGGATCTGTATAAACGATGAAGACGCGACCGCAATTAGGTTTAGAACACGTGACGGAAACTATGCAACCATTTGCTTGCATATGATTGCAACGATGTCAGAAGGAAACAGCAAGGCAAAGGAAGATGTGATGGCGGTCTCACGTTCCTCGTTCGAATTCTGAAATTTGAAAATGCCGTTGACATCGGATTTTAAAATATAAAAAAATACGAAAGGTGCAGATTTCGCACTTTTTTTGAAATAAAAATGCGAAAAGTTCATATTTGGAAACGTTTTTGAGAAAAGGTTACGAAATATTGAAATTTAATAGATAAAAATAATTAAATTAAATTAAAAAAATATTAAGAATATCCAAAATGAGTACATAATATTAATTTCTATGTATATACTTAAAAATGAAATAATTCTATAGATAATTTATGTTATGTACTCAAAATTATTATTCAACACTTTTCAAGGGTTTAAGATTATTTTATTTTATATATAAATAGGATGCTTTATTTTGACATTGGAGCAAACATTGGTAAATGGTCTTTGAGTAATGTTACTGATAACAAAATAATAGCAGTTGAACCTGTACCAAATACATTTGATATATTAAAACAGAATTGCTCTGGTCATAATATAATTTGTTTAAATTATGCAGTATCTAATACTAATGATAATATTGTTTTATATAATGCATCTTCTTCTCCTACCTTATCTACTATGAATTTAGAATGGCTGACTGATAATAAAAGCAGATTTTGTAATACAACATATACGCCAATAACATGCCCATCTATGAAACTAGATGATCTTATTAAAACATACGGTCTACCTGATTTAATAAAAATAGATGTTGAAGGTGGCGAATATGATTGTGTTTCATCTTTAACACAAAAAACTAATTGTTTGTGTTTTGAATGGGCATCAGAAACAAATGATATCACATTTAAATGCTTGGATTATTTACAAAAATTAGGATACGTATATTTTTTTATGCAAAATGAAGATGAATATGTTTTTCGACCAAAAGAAACAGATTATTATGATATAACAATTGTTAAAGATTTATTGCAAAAAAGTACCCCAAAAAAAGATTGGGGGATGATTTGGTGCAAATAACTATGTCGTGTATTTACGACGTATGATATATAGGGTCATTAGTAAGGTCAATAAATTTATCAAATTCCGCAAAGACACATTTCCTGAAATAATTAGGAAGCTCTGATGAATTTTCAGTCAAATATTCTTTAAATTCGTTGATTTTTCTCAAACAAACAATTGTAAAATATTTGTATTTAAGAAAATAGTTAGATTGTTTGTTGTTGCTATAAATATAGTTTAACAACTTCATTATTTCATGAAAACAGTATACTTTTTCTTGTAAATTTCCAATATTCATTAACATCATGAGATATTTCATAGTATCGTATATCCTTGTGGGGTTTTCATTAAATAATATATTTGTATTATTTTCCATATAACATTTTAAACTGAATGAACGCTTTGATGTTTGTATAAGTGTATAATTTTCATAGAGGAAATAAATATTGATATCGATTTTATGCCATCCGTCATTGTCATCTGTGTTCTTCAACATAAATGGGGTAATGTAAGAGTCATTATAATCTCTGACATTATTTCTTACCTGAAACAATGCATGAAAATAATTTAGTAGCAAATTTGTAATTTGGTTCATCTGTGTATATGATATTTCATCGTTTGATTTTTCCGCTTCTAACTGAAATATTTGGAAGATCTTGAAAGTTGCATTGATACTTGTAATATCAGTTTGAATTGACTTTTTATTGAAATCGAAAGATATTGATGAAATATTATTATTACGAATAGCTTTCATCGTGTCCTCAAATTCATATATGTTTATTGCACTGTTCTTGATATTTTCAATAATATCATTTCCATATTTTTCTTTATAAATAGTGAATATGTCATTGTTATTGATGACAACATCAACTAACTCATTGATAGATGACTTGAAATTTTTATCACTGCGCACTAAATTGGCGATATCATAGAAACTCAAGTCCTTACCAATATGATATAATATCAATTCGATAGGAATATTTTCGAATTGATAAACCATAAGTGATCTTGATAGCAAACTTAAGATAATCGTTCACAAAGTTTACATTTCCGATAGTCATTTTTTTTATTTTTTGATTGAAATTAGTAAAAATTTATTCATCTTTCTTAACACATTCTAAAAAAATAAATAAACTAAAAGAAGCATGCGTACCATGGTTCATAATCTCTTTTAATTTTTTTTATTAACACACCTTTATTTTGTTTTTGAAAAGATCTTTGAATTTTTATTGCAACAATATTACCATCTGAATGCTTAAGATATTTATAATATATCATATGATTAAACATTAAAAATTGATATATTTTTATATACTTTTATATTTCAATTTAGATAATAATTATTATGAATGTAATAAAATTTATGATAGTTTTGCAGTATATTATGAAAATAACCAATACAAATATAAACCATATTGGAAAATTAAGAAAAATAAAATCATCATATGATCTGAGATCTCTTATTGATAATGAAAATAGTCTATATATGATAGATAATAACAATATAGATTCTCTACTTATATCATATATAGTACATATATTATTACATAATATTATTTACTGTAAAATGATATATTTTTACAAAAAATACTACAATAAAAATGAAAAATACAACAAAAAATTGCATAATAACTTCACAACAATTTGATAATAAAATTATCTTATATCTTTACATATAGCGCATCTCCCCATCCATGTTTTGTCATTACAGTATGATGTCTTTTGAAATTATATTTAGATAAATATTCATCTAGTTCATCAACCATGCAACAATTTTCATAAAGTTCTTTTTCATTTACTTCTGTATAAATTGCACGGATATAATGCAAAATATTAGAAGCACCTTGCAATGCTTTAAGTTCTGCTCCTTGTATATCTAAATTGATAAAATCAAATTTATCAAAATTTATATTAAAGTTCTGATATAATGTATTTAAAGATATGGTTTTTACTTTTTTTCTATCTATTTCATATACATGAGGATGTTCAATTAAATGGGTTTTAAAATTTAGTATAGATGATGATTCTGTATTATTTGTTATCATAAAATCTACTTCTTCATTATCTTTATCACTTATTACCGCATAGATATAATTTTTTTTATTTTTAATAAGTTCTTCATTCGCATCTATCCATAATATACTATCATTTGTAAATCCTAATCTATAATATAATGGTTCTTCTTCACATTTATGAGCCCCTATATGCAATATTCCTTTTTGAGGTTTATATTCAGGGTATAGTTCAAATATATTTGGTATTAACATTTACTTTAAGTAGGATAAACCTCTTTATATGTTTTTTATACAAAGTATATAAAAATGTGTTGTGATATACTTTTTAAGCAATGGATTCTTTTATTTTTGGTGGAATAATTATTTTTTATATCTATTTAATGTCCATAAACTAAAAACATTTATATTTTAGTCCTCTGTATTTTTACAAAAACATATACATATCATATCATCTTTTGTTCTATAAATTACAGAATGTACATGTTTTCTGATTATAAACTTTATTTTACTATTAAAAATATTTTTTTCTCTCATTCTTGCATAGTCTTTTTTAAATCTTATAATAAGCTCTGAAAATTCACAGATACATTTATGACTTACATTACAAGACAAGAATTTTCTAAAAGTTTCGTGTTCAAATACCTTTGACCATATATTACCTTCTTCCAATAATTCATCTATCTTAAATTTACCAAACATTTTATCCTTTTCAACAACAAAATGCTTTAAGGTATTTGGTAATACATATTTATCTATTACATTTTCTATTTCTTCTATTCTACCTTTTAATGCAAAAAATGATCCTGTTATATCTACATTTATTTTTTCCATGTTTGGAAGAACACAATCTCTGATTTTACCTCTCATAGACCATTTTGGTGTACTGTCTTGTAAATATGGTATATTCATGCAATTGGCATATTTTATAATATCCTTTTTTCTAACATCTAGCAAAGGTCTTACGAAACAAATATTATCATTTACTGTATGTTTTGACATTCCACATAAATTCTCATAATTTGTCTTCATACTTATATTTGTTATAATATTTTCAAAACAATCGTCTTTATTATGACCAAGTACTACAACAAAACTTTGATTGTCATATATTTTTGCAACCTGTCTATAGGTATCAAAACGTATCTCTTTTGTAGCATCTTCGTACAATGCTCTAAGACCATTATTTTGACAATCATTTCTTTTCAATTCTATTATTTTTCTATGATAAAGTTTGACTTTGAGCAAATCACAATATGCTTTTACAAATTCTACCTCTTTATCACATTCTTTACGATTATTATAGTTGATATGAACAGCAGTTATTTTATAATTTGGAAAAATTAGTTTTAACATATGCAAACATACAAAACTATCTACGCCACCAGATACTGATACAATTATATGCATATTAATATTAATAAAATTTGATACATTATATATATTTTTAATAATATCCTTTTCTGGATAGTTTTCTATATTTGTTGATAATTTATCAAATGGATTATTTTCTAAAATATCTTTGAATAAATCCCAATTGGATTGATTATCACTTATATTTTTATTTTGTTGTGTTTCTAGTTGTTGTTTTGTATTCGTTTTATATACATCTCTTATCGCACATCTCAGAAATCGTTTGTAAATTGCTTTGTCAGATGGTTTATTTTGAGCACTCTTAAATTTGAAGTTGATAAATTCTATAGATGAGTTGATACATTTAATATCTTTTAAATGCCTAAAAGGCAAAAATGCAAAACACCAATCCGTTGATGTCATCTCTTCAATAATACTAACATCGCCATTTATTATTAATATTGATGATATATCTTTTGCTATATGAGAATAAGTAGAGCAATCTATAGGACACAGACGATTATAATGTCTAGGTATTTGGTCAAATGCAATTATAGCTCCCATAATAGTACGTTTATCACAGTGTTTCAAACAATTAATAATATTTGTATCAGTATATAATTTTGAAAAATACTTATCAGAAAGGTATTTATCATTTTCTACAGTTTTTGAAAACCAATAATTACTATTTGCAAACCATTCATCATATAGATCTTTAAATAATTCTTGCATAGTATTATCAATATAATATATATATTATTGTTTATATAATTGATATTGATATAAATATATTTTGTATTAAATATATAAAATGAAACTTTTGCGCGTGTTTTCCTTTGTATTCTTAATAACAGAAATATATTCATTTATATGTGTTCATACACCAATTATAAATCACATACCTCGTACAAAATCTAAATTATGTGACATCAAAATGGAATTAAATAATTATCACGATTATTCTAATTTTATTTCATCTTATAATAATACACCCATTCCATTGATTACTTATGATGATATTATTACAAATATGTGTGTTATTAAAAAGGTACATATATCATCCAACTCTGACAGAATAATTTTTCATTATGGTGATAATAAAAAAGGGGTTTTTTATATGAACCCTAATAATAACATAATGGTATCTAAAATCAAATTTATTCTATCACAAATAAATATACCAGAAGTATATATTGACCATCCATTTAATATGGATAATCCTAATTATAAGTTATATTGTCAACCTAAGAATACAGATACAGTTACAGAGAAAGATTATGAAGATTATATTGATAACTATTTCTCTAATCATCGTATTGACGAGTATAGTGAGTATCCAAACGATGATGATATTGCATTAGATTGAAGTGAAGAATACTTCATTGTTTGACATAAGGATAATATTAGATATTATTTTACAAAATGACTAAACAACTTGTTATCTTATTATTTTGTATACTAGAATGTGTTGATACATTTGTGAATGTAATACATCATAAATATTCAAAACTAAAATACACACCATTACATAATCAAAATAATGATATGATGGTTTTTGGTGCAAGTATAACAGGTATTGGAGGAAGAGTTATTCATACACATCGCAAAAAATATCCTAATGCTACTATTATCGGTGTAACGCAAACTACAAAAAATCATAATTTCTTATCTAAGCTGAATTGTACTCCTATATTGTACGATAACTTAAATCATAATTTATCTTTTTCTAATATCGTCATATCTATACCTCCAAATAGCAAATTTGATGCTGAAAATAATAAACAGTATATATCAATTATAGACGATGCTTGTTCTTTTTGGAATAAAAAAGGGAGGTTAATATTTACAAGTTCAGGCAGTGTATATAACGAGCAAAACGGGGGTATAGTTTGTGAAAGTAGCGATATAAATGCAAATCATACGTTATACCTATGTGAAGATATTATACGTGGTTATGGGGGAATAGTTTTTCGTTTCGGAGCTTTATATGGTATGCATAGAGGAGATTTTTGGAGATTATTAGATAAACCATCATTAAATATAAGTGAAAATCTAATTATAGAGATGTGTAATTATGATGATGCTGCATCTGCAATTGCTACTGTTTTATATTCAAATAGTAAAAATATATCAGGGGAAACATATAATGTTTGCGATGGAAAAGGAAAGACAATTAAGGATATCCTTGGAAATTGTGTTAGAGTATATGAATATCGTGACAAAAAAGTTCCTATATTGCTAAATAGTACTACATATTCAGGGAAAAAATATAATATTACAAAAATAAAAGAACTAGGTTGGCAACCAAGATGGAGATCATTTGAAGAATGGTGTAGGGCACATTCATATGCTGCAAACCCTTCATCTAATGAAATAAAATTATACAAAGAAAGGAAAATTTTGGAAAAGGAAGAACTTCAAAGATTATATGATATAAATTTGCAAAAAGATAATGATGTTGTAAGAGAAGGTTTTTTATTTATTTTACAATTTGTTTCATTTGTTTTGATAGAAATATACTTATATTTTATACCAAAATAATATATAATATATAATATATAACATTTACTTAAGATTATACAATTACAATGACTTATCTTTCTGATTACGAGGTTGTTCTAGAAGATAATGTTTACAATTTAAAAGAGTTTTCTAAAGTACATCCTGGTGGCAGTATGATATTAAATATATTTGGTGGAAAAGATGCTACTATTCACTATTATATGCTTCATAATCATGATAAAATACGACCTATATTAGATAAATATAAATTACGTAATTTTGTGAATGCTACGAATATGTACGATATCAATACTAGCAACTTCAAAGAACTTAAAAATAAGGTTAAAAATGCTATAATATATCCTTATGCAAATTTAGAATGGTATATTAAGGCTGTTTGTATATTATCAATATGTATTTATTTAGAATATTCTAATATTCAATATGGATTTACTTTAATTAAAAGTATATTACAAGGTTATATGATGGCTATGATTGGATTATGTATACAACACGATGCAAATCACGGCGCCATTTCTCCTAATGGTTGGGTTAATTTGTTATGGGGATATACGCAAGATTTTATAGGAGGTAGCGCATTATTATGGAAACATCATCATGTTTTATTACATCATGCTTATACAAATACAATAGATAATGATCCAGATTTTTCAATAGAAATTATACGTTTACATAGATATATGAAAATTTTGCCTTTTCATCAGTGGCAAAGTACATATATTTGGTTTCTCTTACCATTACTGCCATTTTCTTGGCATTTCAAAGAAATATATGATTTGTTATCCATGACACATTGCGATGTAAAAATATCTAAGATGGCAAAATCTGAAATGTTTTTTTCATTATTATTGCGTTTTCTTTTCATATTGCGTTTTTATATTATTCCTTTTTACTTTTATCCATCTATAAATACTATATTTTATATGACAATTACTTTACTTACTGGCGGATTGTATTTGGGAGTAAATTTTATAATATCACATATTTTTGAAGGAGTTAAATATCATCATATTGAAAACAAAAACAAAATTGATTGGTGTATATTACAAATCGAAACCTCTTCTTCAGTCGGAGGTAGACTTCTGGGATTTTTTCATGGAGGACTTAATTATCAAATAGAACATCATTTATTTCCTCGTATATGCCACGTACATTATCATAAAATACAACCAATTATTATGGACTGGTGTAAAAAAAATAATATTAAATATAATTATTTTCCGAACATTATAACAAATATTAAAAGTTGCTTCAAATACATTGATGAAATGGGTAATTACTATTAGTTTTTTATAGTTTCATATATCTTAATTTTAATTTTTGTACTTAGGCCAGTATGAAAGATATGCGTGACCTAATTCATTTTTATTACTTATTTGATAGTTGTATTGAGAAATAATTTGAGATTTTATAGTTGAATAATATCCATCATTATATATTGGTTCACCTTCATATAATTCTTCAATCATATCTTCAATTAGCCTTTCTATGAAAGACATTTTGTATCTTTCTTCGGTATCATATAAAGAGTTGATTTTGTCGGTTTTATATATAGCTGACAAAATGTCATAGATAACATCTCTAATGTTCATGTTCATTATTACTTATAATATAGTAATTTGTATCATTTTTTCATAAATATTATATGAATTAGTGCTTTTTCATTATAATACTGTATGCAATAACTTTATTTAATAAATTTTTTTGTACAAATATAAGATGCGAATATTTTGTTCATATGCTCAAGCTCGTATCTGTCATCCTTTTTAATTCTAAAATTATTAAATACTGACTTTATATCTATATAAATATTTGTTTTATAATTGTTGTAAAATAATACAGATAAATATATATCTACATCATGATTAGTAATACATTGATTATATAAACTTGCACCACCTATTATAAAAGATTTATCAATAGATTGATTTATATTACAATACACCAAAGCATCATTTAAATCTTCAAATAACGCTACACCAGGTATTTTTAAAGTTTTAGCTTTTCTTGTAATTATTATATTAACTCTTTTTGATAATGGGCAACCGATCATTTCCCATGTTTTCCTACCCATTATAACTGCATTCTGTTTATTTCCATCTTCAACATTCATAGTTATTTCATTAAATTTTTGAATTGCATCAGGTATACACCACGGAACTGTATTTTTATATCCTATTCCCCCATTAATATCACACGTTATAATTAACGAAATTTCTTTCATATATTTATATGTTATATCTTTTTATTTTATATATTCATTAATAGTTTCCTTTATTTTGTCAATATTTCCACCAATAATTTTATTATTTATTGTTTCATTATTTATAAAATATATTATCGGTATAGATGTTATTTTTAATTCGTCGACTATATTTTCACATACATCTATATCTGCTTTATAAAAATCTATTTGTTCTATCTGTTCAGATAACTGTTCTATTACTGGTTTAATATTTTTACATGGCACACACCAAGAAGCACCAAAATATACAAGTTTAGGTCTATCACCTTTTAATAATTTTGATAAAGTTATATCATTCTTTAATTCATGTATCATAATTCTTTATTTATTGCAAAAGATAAAAAAAATAGCATATTAAACTTAAACTTTTGAACTATTTATCCTGATGATCCAAATCCACCTTCGCCTCTTTTACTTTCAGAGACATCATCTACTTCCAACATAATAGGAAAGATTTGTTTTTTCATAATGAGTTGACAACATCTAAATGGAAATGAGATTTCGGGCACTGTATCATCAACCTTTGTAAGAGCAATCAACAATTCACCTTTATAAGAACAATCAATAATCCCAATCGAGTTTGCTAACACATAACCAGATTTCATAATCGAAGACCGAGGGGCAATCTCTACATAATAATTTGGAGGGATATCGAGTTTAATTCCTGTGTTACACAAAATTGTATTTTTATTAATTTGTTTTGAAATACCAATAGCAGTCAAGTCGTAACCTACGTCTGAAAAGTTTGCCTTGATAGGTGTAATGGCATCATTATGGATTTTTTTCATTTTCAATACAGGTGCTTCAAGATCGAGCGATTTGATCATAGTGTTATGGAAATTATTGTTATAAATATAATTAACATTTACATAAATAGCACCAAACACATCTAGAGCATTTGAACCAGAATAAGTAATACTGTCATCTTCTTTATCACAAGGAATATTATAGAAATTAGAGAATGTTTCTAGATTTTTCTTATTATCTTTGTCTGCGATGATGATGCATTTGTCTTTCACGACCACGTGTTTTTCAAAATATGCTGTCAGATACTGGTTAGCAATTTCCTTGGGTTGTTTTTGAACAAATTTAGAAATATCGATATCAACCAATCTGTTCTTACTAAGAGATCCATCATATTGTGATTTCATCTCTTCGCCATCATTTACAAGACCAAAGATATCATTAACGATGTCAGGTGAAACGGTTTCATATTTTTCTTCACCACCATTTCCAGGCGTTTGTCTCGTAAATTGCAATAGATTATCACAAATTGTCTTTTGATCTTTAAGGTAACTTGATGTAAATGATGTACAAATATAACCAGTTCTGTATTCATCTACATTATTGATAATTAGTCCCAAGATATATGCTTTAAGTTGTGTAATTTTATCTTTGAAATATGAAGTATCCGGCATCAGTATGTTGATATATATTATATATATAATTCTTATATTGATTTATATCTTATTATTTTTACATATATAAAGCGATTTTTATATACAAATAATAATATGAAAACATCTGCTACTGTTGTAACTGCATATTATGAATTTAAAAGGAAAAAACATGGAACTGATAATTATTATAAATGGATGAAAAATTTTCTGAGTATTCCATGTAATATGATGATTTATACAGGAGATGATGAAAGTGCTTCAAAAATTAAAGCGTTACGCATTGGATTAGAAGATAAAACTATTATTATTGTTTTGGATTTTAATGAACTTTATTGTAGTCAATTTATGAAATATTGGGAGAAGGATTACAATAGAGATCACGAAAGATATCACGATCCTGCATTATATATTATTTGGAATGAAAAAACTGCCTTCATAAAAAGAGCAAAAGATTTAAATCCATTCAATAGCGAGTTCTTTTGTTGGGCGGATATTGGTATGGTTCGTGAAGAGTATTATTTGAATTATATTAATACATTTCCATCTGAAAAAATGCTGCAAGTATATGAGAAAGATAAGATATATTTATTAAATTTAGTTCCATATAGTGATAATGAAAAACAAAATGTGAAGGACGCATGTGAAATATTTAGATATAAAAATAATACAGGTGCGGGAGTTATAATGTGTCACATAGATATGGTTGATACTTGGTATGATACTTATTATAAAATGTTATCTAGATTTATGGAAAAAGATTTATTTGCTGGAAAAGACCAAAGTCTTATTAATTGTATTTGCATGATATATCCTAATTTAATTAAACTTATTAGACCATATAATCCCCCATTTGACGAATGGTTTTATATGTTATTTTATTTTTCAGATGTATATTACAACAATTTGTTACATATTCAATAAAAAATGTTATTGAAATGCTTATTTTTTCATCATAGTTGATTATCTATTTTATGTATTAGTTGTGAATTATTAGATGACTTAAGGAATTTTAAATTTGAGTACATAATTCAGATAATCTTTGGAATTATAAAAACTTTCTAAAATTTCTATAAAAAATAAATTATGTACTCATTTTTCTTTTTGGTTTGTGTAATCAAAAACCATTGTCTTGCAATTTGTTTTATTACTATGAAGTAACAACAATTATTTGACCATTTGTTGATAAAATATTACTTCCTGGTCAAATTGACGTACAGACACGTGACCAGATACTTAGCGGTGAGTTCTGGAGAACTATTTGCAACACTTCTGTAGGCAAACTCAAGCAGCTTTTTGGGAAATTTTTTGATCAATTCGATTTCTCCCCTCGAAAAGCTCTCGTTGAATTCGAAGTCGCTTGGGATATCGCAGTAATATGTGATGTCCTTGATGGCATTCGCAGACATTATGTTGTTCACTGGGTCGATTTTCCAACGCATAGTAGCATCTTGCAATTTGGTAAGGCGCGTCTTCGTAGTAGTATAGTTGCGTTCGGAAGGAGACTGTGTACGCCTGCCGGTGTTTTTGAATACCGTGTCGAAGTTTTCGTAAGAAACGAAAAGTGCCTCGTTTCCGGCGTAAAGATGGGGGTATTCTTCGCGATGTATCTGCGGGAGATCTCCATCGCTCCACATTGTTACGTCTTTGTAATATGGATACGGGTCGATGTACGTGGAATTCTCTGTGTTCGAAACTGTTTTCTTCGGCCCAGCAGTTGGAAAAGGGAATTGAATTTCGAAACAGGCGACGCAGAGAGAATGACCGCAAGCAAGCCCCATTATGGGTCTGACATCCTCGAGACATACCGGGCAAGTAACTTCGTTGACGAGATAAAGTTTGATGGCGAATGGAGGGCAGAGTGCCTTCCTGCATGTAGGACATGTACTTCCAGAACTTTTTCCTCCCATACTCAATCTCCCAAACGCCTCAATGTTCGCATCAAGAATAGGTGAAGGAACATCTGTGTGGCAATCGCATCCGGCTTCATCGCTCAGGATTCTGGAACCGGCCTCTTGAGAGAAAGCATCAGGATCCTCTTGTGTTTCAGAAGCCTGCATCTTTTCAAATTTTAGAAATTCAACGGAATTTTTTTTGAATTTTTTCTAAAAATAATAATAAATTTTATTTTTGTAAAATTATATTATGTTACTTTTTAGACGATTGAATTTTTTATTTATATTTATAAATGCATAAAATAGATAATGAAACAATATACACTATCACCAATTTGCAAACCTCGTAGAAATCAATCAAGAAAATCACTAATTCACAATTCTCGTGGAAATCAATCAAGACAATCACTAATTCACAATTCTCGTGGAAATCAATCAAGACAATCACTAATCAAATCTCACGGAGATCAATCAAGACAACCTGAAGACGAAATAAATTCAATATCTACAATTATCATTAATTATATAAATACTCTTGATAATAATATATTAAATAAAGAAGACACTACAGCCGATGAGGGCAAAAAAATTTTAAATGACTTTGAAGAACAATTTACAAATTTTAATCATCTTAATATTTTGATAGCATTTTTGAAAATAATTTCTGAAAATATAGAAAATGAAAAAATTATAAAAGTAATAGATAAATTGTTGCATTTATTTGAAAATTGGACACAAGATTACAAAGGTACTTATTTTATTAAGCCAAATCAAGGAACATTATCAAAAATACAAGCTATTTTGATAAAACAATATTTAAATGAAATAAACAAAACAAGTATGATAAAATATCAAAAACATTTAATAAATAAAAATTTTTTGGATGAGAATGAGACTGATGAAAGCAGAAAGTATTATGTTACTAATATATCAAATGTTCATGTAATGGAAATACTAAGATTACTCAGTAATAATAAAAAATCAACAAAAACATCAACAAAAAGATTAACAGGTGGACAAAAAGAAATAAAGCCAAACATTAAAAAGACCAAGAACTTGATAGAAAATACTTCAAAAATATTTATTGGACCTCGCGGTGGTAAATATAAGATTTTATCAAATGAAAAAAAACTTTATTTACAAAAATAAATAATTAGATAATATATAATATTTTTAATTATATAAATGACACATAAAAGTAAGAATTATGTAAAGTGTACTTAAGAAAGTACGAATTTGAGTACATAATTCAGTTAATCTTTAAAATTATAAAAACTTTCTAAAACTTATAGAAAAAATAAATTATGTACTCATTTTATTATTCCTTATACTTTAGATAGTTTTTACATCTGGAATATCATACCTATTTCTTGGTAGTAACATTTACATTCAAACATCGTAGCATCTTATTATAAAAAGTCTTATTAAAATTTAAAACAGTTCCATTTTCATATTCTTGAATTATATTCACATTTACATTTAGCATTTTGGCTAAATCGCATTGTTTCATTTGTTTTGCATTTCTAGCGTCACATAATGCAGCACGTTGTTCTTGTGATATCTTATTTGTTTTAGGAATATCATCTTCATTTAATTTTTTGAATTCCTTTGTACCTGCTGGATTTTGTTTATATTGAGTTGTATTTTTATGATTTTTATTGTGAATTGTTACAGGTGTCCAATCTTGACAATCAGGTTGATACATATTATATAATATAAATATATATTTATATATTTTTGACACTTGATATGTTCAACCTTTTTACTAAAAAATATCATAAATCAAACTATATCTACGACCCTATTTTTTTGTGTTTTTCTCCTTTTCGAGGACGTCCGCGCTTCAAAGGTACTAAACCTAATTTTTCCCTTCGCTTCTTTCTTGCTTCGCGTTGATCATGAACTCGAAGACTATCTATAGCCTTATTAATTCTAGATTTTCGCATAAAATTTGCTTTCTGAATAGCATTATATGTCCTCCCATAATTACAAAAAATCTCACTATTCGCCCATATTTTTTGCGTGCTTATCAAAGATACCGCTGTCATCTTTCCTTGACGAATTTGACCAAAGCCACTTATCATAGAATTATTTTTCATAAGCCTACCCTTAATTCTCTCAAAACGCGCATCATTTGCACACCACGCTATATGTTTTCCCTTAAAATTTTCTGTTTCTGGTCGAACCATGCTCATATTATTACATAGAGCGATTGATTGCATCTCTAAACTTACATCAACAGAGGGTACAATTTCTCCCACAAAATAAGCAATTTTTGTGTTTGGAGGGATATCTTCGCAAGCGCGTAAACAATAACCCTTATCTGATCTAGACCTTCTATTTAGATTACTGTAGTCAAAAATAGAAATTAATGGACCACCTGGAATTGCTCGCATTAAACTGCTTCCTAAAGTTCCATGCATTTTTGCGATATCCTTCATAGGAAGTTCTTGAATATCCGAAAATAAACACTCCTTTCTGCCCTTCATTTCCTAAAAAATAGAATTCAGATAATAATACATTATTTTATCATTAAATATTAATTATTATACAAAACGTGCCTTACCTCCTATCCTGGTGAAAGTGAAAAACATTTGTTTCACAATCGAACTTTAAATAGTGTACAAATCTATTTTCGTGAAAATTTTAGTCATGGGTTCGAACCCCACTGATGGCACCATAAAAAATTTGCAAAAATAATACTTAATTCAAGCAAAATAACTATTTATCATTTGCAAATTCGCCATAGTCTTGTCGCCAATTTGTGTATAATCTTTTGTTAATCAGTATAAGAAAGTTCTTGGATATATATTGACATATCTCTTAATAATATAAATAAAGATAATAAAACTTTTATCATTTTTTATTTATACCTCATATATATTTTTTACTTATTCAAATGATTATTTCCATTAATAATCTTTATTTATTTTAGATGAAAACTAAAAAAAATATCGAAGATAAATCTTTTAGACATATAAAAACAGTTATATGTGGTAAAGATAATAGAGCTGTTAAAGCTAAACGTCATAAAAAAACAGACGGTGGGCATCATAATGAACTAAAAATACATACAAGTCAATATTTACATGTTTTTTCTGATATAGAAGGTTATTTTCCAGAAAATTTAAAAACACTTTTTCAAAATTCTGATAAAGAAAAAAATAAAGATGTTATTGCCTTTACTGGCGATTTAATTGATAGAGGAGAATGCTCTATTGAAAATCTAAAATATATGATTAATTATAAATTAATACTTAAAGATAGATTAATATTAATTTGCGGTAACCGTGATTTAAATAAAATTAGATTACGTAAAGAGTTAGCATTATCAAAAGAATTTAAACCCTTGAAGATTTAAAATGGCACAAAAATATATTATTTTTTATTGTGTATTATTATGAAACATAAAACACAAGACTATAAGATTACTGCTGTCAAGTACTATTTACAAAATGATGTTAGTTTAGATGAAGTATGTGATATTTTTGATTGTAAGAAGTCTTCATTGAGACGATGGATTGTGAAATACAAGGTGCATAAACATATTGAAAGACTTAATAGACCATCTATGTCTTATAAAATAACAAAGGAGCAAGTTAAATATGCTATTAGAATACTAAAACAAAACGAACAGATTACTATGACTGAACTAAAGAAATTAATACTTGATAAATATCCTTCATTTGATATTACATCACAACATTTAGGAAAGGTATTAAGGGACAATAATAAAACCAGAAAAAGAACTAAACATCAACATTTCCCAGCAACAAGGTATGATGTGGAAGTGAATAAACAAAATGAGTTGAATAGGTTTTATAATGAGGTCAGTAAATATCCTATTGATAAAATTATATGTTTAGATGAAACCTCTATACAACCTGCAATGATGTTAGAATATAGTAGATGTCAATTAGGTAAGAAGTGTGTTGTAAAAACAGATGATAATTATGTATTCAGGAAATTCACACTTTTAGTAGCAATTAATAATTCAGGATGTGTAGGTTCTAAATTATACCAACAAGGTGGAATGACAAAAGAAAGATTTGTAGATTTCTTACAAGAACATATATTTAGTAAATACAAAGATAATCTAATAATATTAGATAATGCTGGAAGTCATAATAATCAGTTTGTAAAAGACGCTATTATCAATAGTGGTAATAAATATTTATTTTCAATCCCTTATACTCCAA